CATGTTCGTATTATATCGTATTGTAATGTAACAATACACTTTATTTTTTGCCGAAGTGTTTTGCCCTATATTAGAGAAGCGAGCCCTATATTTCATATCAATTAACATATTACATATATATCCTTATAATAATAATAATGTATATATATATATAGTGTTGGTCATATGTATGTGTAATATGAGTGATTTTTTGTGATTTTTCGCCCAATTCCGGCCTTCCTTTGGTGGGTCGCCCCTTCAGTGCTTCCTCTTAAAAAACCTTACCCCGGGGCGTATCAAAAACATTTCTAAGCATACGGGTATATACCTCTTTTTTTTACTCGACTTATATATAAGAAACTTATTTTTATTTTTATGAGAGGTACTTTAAAAAACGGCAAAATAAAAAATAAAATTTTTTTCACTTGACTTTACGTTTATTTTAAATATATTAAAAATTAAGCAACAATAAAAAACGGAGGTTATGAATGGCAGAGAAAAAATATTTTAAATGTGTCGTCGAAGGTCAGTATCATGCGCTGCATGAAAATGCAGGAACCCCGACGTTAAGAAAATACAGCGCAGAATTTACGTTACCCTCTCAGGAAGCCGCTTTATCTGTCATTTGTAAACATTTATTAACTCCGTATCTCGAAAAAAAATATCCGGATTTTATCCGGTTCCGCACACATGAACTTAAATCCATTACTTTAGTTGGTTATACGCCGGATCCATCGGTACTTCAAATTGGAATTGATGAAATGAGTGTTAAAGAGTTAAGTGATTTTTGTATTCTTCGTCAGATTTTAATTGATCCTTATAAGTATCCTGATCTTGAACGGACTAAAGAGATCGTCGCTGAAATGTGGAGAACGAAAAGACAGGAAAAAACTGATGAAAAAGTAACCGAGGCAGAGGACGCCATTAATGATCTTTTAAGTTTAAATGAACTTGATATACCGACGAAGGAATTAAAAGTAAATTTGAATGAGCAGAAAGCTAGTTTACCAAAAATGCCCGCCGCCCCTGGTAAACGTAAGCCCGAATTTGTTGATCCGCTGGATGAAATTTTACCGGGGATAGTCGATGATAATGCCGACGCTGCGATTAGATAATTTTCATCCTCTTGAATATTTGAGTAAAGCAAGGTCGCTGCCTATTGCAAAGACAATTATGGCAGCACTCAATATGCCGTACCCCGCGGATCCTTTTGTTGAACCCGAATTTGTTGGTTTGACGTGCGGGGAAGTTGCGATTATCCGTCAAACGTTATACGCCGCGAATGGTTCTCAGGATTCTTTAAATTTTCTTTTGGATCGGGCGATTGGAAAAGCGCAGCAGACTAATTTGAATTTAAACGCGACGATGACTTATCAGGATTTTTTAGATAAAACCGCTGCGGAATTGGAAAAAGAAAATGTCATTAACGTCACTCACCGAGAGTCAGACGAAATTACATAACCGGTTTCAGAATGAATACCGGTTTTTTGCTAAATTTGCTTTAAAGATCCGCACGAAAGACGGTCAGATTTTACCGCTTATTTTCAATGATGCGCAAGAATATCTCCATCAAAGACTCGAATTTCAACTCCAAGCGACGGGGAAGATCCGGGCGCTCATTCTTAAAGGCCGGCAGCAGGGATGCTCTACTTATGTGGGTGGAAGATTTTATTGGAAAACCACTCGCCTCGCGGGAAAAGCAACGTTTATTCTTTCACATGAAGCAGATACAACGGAGAAACTTTTCCAAATGGTTGAAAGGTACCACGCCAACTGTCCGGACCCAGTTAAAGCAACAACTGATGTTGCTAACCGTCGCCGTATGGTATTTTCAGGGATTAACTCCGAATACTTTGTTGGAACTGCTGGAAACGAAAACGTCGGACGCGGGGGGACCGTGCAGTATCTGCACGCAAGTGAGGCGGCGTTTTACCCGGACGGGGATGCATTCAGTAAAGGGTTGCTTCAATCAGTCCCCGATTTAGACGGCACGGAAGTTATTATTGAATCGACTGCGAATGGAATGGACGCGCTCTTTTACAAAATGTGTATGGATGCACTCGAAGGTAAAGGTGATTACCAATTAATTTTTATCCCATGGTTTTGGCAGAAGGAATACCGGAAAAAACTTCCGTCGGATTTTCAGATTACGGTTGAAGAAGAAAAATTAATTGAACTTTTTAAATTAGATTCTGAACAAATCTATTGGCGCCGGAATAAAATATATGAATTAAAGTCAGTTCAAGCGTTCATGCAGGAATATCCATGTACGGTTGAGGAGGCTTTTGTTACGTCGGGGGTTAGCCTTATCCCGTCGTTAAAAGTAATGGAAGCTCGAAAGAGTTTGATTCGGGATCCGAATGCACCTTTGGTGATGGGGGTTGATCCGGCACCGCTTGGTACATCGGCAATTGCATTTAGACGCGGGCGGGAAATGATGAAAAGTTTTAAATATGTAGGCCGCAGTCCGATGGAGCTTGCAGGTATTATTGCAAATTTTATTGATACGCATAATCCGATTAAGTGTTTCATCGACGTAGGAAATGGATATGGGGTTGTAGATAGATTAGTTGAATTGGGATACGGGGGGATTGTGACCGGTGTTCATTTTGCAGAAGCGGCACTTGAAGATACTATTTATTTAAACAAACGGGCTGAAATGTGGTGTGGTATGAGGGATTGGTTTAATGGGGGCGGCGTGTCATGCCCCGACGAGGAATCACTTCATAAACAGTTCTGTTGTGTCCCCATAGAAAAAAAGACAAGTTCGGGTTTGACGAAACTTGAATCTAAAGATAAGATTAAAGAAGATACAGGAATTGATCCGCATGAGGGAGATGCGTTCGCGCTCACTTTTGCGTATCCAGTTAAACGTGATTTACCGGGGAAAAGACAGATGATTCGAAAAACCGACGGGGGCCGTTCGAAATTAAAATCCATACAGCGCCGTGAATCTATTGGAGCTGCGACGAGTGGTGCGTCGAAAACTTTGCCGTATTTTATGGGGGGAAATTAATGATTCATTTACCGCATGAAAGAATTAATCGGTTTCCGCTTGCGCTGGCCGCACTTTTAGGGGCGGGTGGTGCGTTCGCCGCAAATAAGATTATGAGTGGGAAACAACAGCAGGCGCAGACTATTCCAACTCCGACGGCGAATGCAAGTCAGCAAGTTCAGAATGATGTTAATAAAACTTCTCAAGCACAAAACGCAGGCCGTGCTGCGCTTATTATGACTAGTCCGCAGGGTGTTCAAGGGACGAACCCCGTCGGGCGGTATAAACTTTTAGGGAATGATTAATGAAAGCCAACGCTAAAGAAATTACCCGCCGTTACGATAATCTCAAAAAAGAAAAGTATGTTTGGAATATTCATTATCAAGTTATTGCTGAATATTTTTTAACTCGGAAAGCTGATTTTGTTATTAACTTTACGCCGGGGATGTTCTTAAACAGGGATTTATTTGATGCGACCGGGCCGAAGGCGATGAAGGTTATGGCGGGCGCATTACTCGGGATGCTTTGGCCGGATGGCGGAATTAATTTTCAATTTAAGTCACCGAGACAGATTGTTGATAATGAAGAACATAAAAAATATTATGATTGGGCATCTTATAAACTGCATTGCGCAATGAATGAACCCGCGTGCGGATTATCTTTAACTTTAAACGAATATATGTCGGATGATGTGGGTTTTGGTACGTCCGGAATTGCTGCGTTTGAGCCGACTAATCCGACGGAAGATGAATTGTTTTTGTTTCAGCCATGGGATGTAAAACGAATGGTTATTGAAGAAGGCCCGAACGGGATGGTGAATCGGGTATTTTATGAACGGGAAGAAACGATTGAACAAACTATTTTGGAATTTGGAATTGAAAATGTTTCAGAACAAACCCGGCGGGCGTATGAAAATAAAACTTATGACATAAAAATTAAAATTCTACACGCGATTGAACCGCGATATAACCGTGATCCGGATGGATTGAGTGTATTTGATATGCCAGTTTCATCGGTTTACATTGAATTGGGTCAAGATCATATTTTAAAAGAGAGTGGTTTCCCAAGGATGCCGGTCTTTGTAAATCGGTTTTATAAAAATATTCGGGAGAGATATGGAAGGTCGCCCGCGATGGATGCCCTTCCAGATGTTTTAGAATTAAATGCACTCCGGGAAGCGGAAATTGTTGCAACGGAAAAAATGTTGGATCCGCCATTAGGGATTTTAGATGATGGCCGTTTAGGCGCGGGGACCGTTGATACGAGTGCAGGAGCTA